ATGCAGGGTTTTAGTGATCCTGCAATAGGTCCTTCTATAAGCAGTATTATTCGTGCATCTGTCGATTATATTCAATTACTACTGCCCAAGTTTAAGAATTTAAAACCATTAGATCTTCCTACGATTATCAATGGTTTGGACGGCGACAAATTCTTAAATCGCATGCCTCAGAACACTTCAGTTGGCTTTCCATTATCTGGGAAATTAAGCGTATTCTCGGTAGCAGTACCGCCTTTAGAGGGTCACAGTGTAAATTTTGAGTTAGACGGAGACATTATGGATGTTTACGAGACTTACAAAGCTAGGTACCGCAACGGCGAGCGATGTTACCCAGTTTTTAGAGCTTCTCTGAAAGACGAGCCTGTTAAGATTGGTAAGCTCAAAGTCCGAGTATTTCAAGCCGCTCCAGTTGCCTTGAAGATGTTATTGAGAGAGTACTTTCTTCCAATTGCTTCTCATCTCAGTATGTTCCCATTGCTGAGTGAGTGCGCTGTGGGGGTTAATGCCTTTTCACAAGAGTGGGATGAAATGCATCAGCATATAGTCGGGAATGGTGAGTCTAGGATTGTTGCGGGCGATTATAGTGCTTATGATCAACGCATGCCAGCGTCTTTAACGGGTGCTGCTTTTAGTGTTTTGATAGAGTTGGCTGAACAAGCGGGGTATACCCTTGATGATCTCACCATTATGAAGTCTATGGTAGCCGATGTAATTTACCCATTGGTAGCTTATAATGGTACGTTAGTGCAATTTTATGGCAGTAATCCATCGGGTCACAATTTAACGGTATATATTAATTCCATAGTGAATTCCTTGATTTGCCGGTGTGCTTTTTTTCCGTGTGTATCCACATCATAGTAATTTTAGATCAGCTGTTTCTATGATGACGTATGGTGATGATGATATCGGTAGCGTCCACGAAGATTTCGGGGATTTTAATTGCGTGACTAAGTCTGATTACATAAATTCTATAGGTATGAAATATACACCTCCGGATAAAAGTGGTGACCACATACCCTACATGAATATGGTGGATGTTGATTTTTTGAAAAGAAAGTCCGTGTTTAATTCTTCATTGCATCGGCATATGGGAGCTTTGGATAAGGCTTCCATATATAAATCTTTGCACGTACGCATGCGATCTACGGAGATTTCGGACGAGGCATGGGCTGGTGCTGTGGTCGATGGTGCATTGCGCGAGTTTTTCGCACATGGGGAGCAAGATTACGAGATTTTTCGGTCACAGATGGTTCAGGTGGCCGAAGACTGTGATTTTGCTGTCCATTCTATAAATCTTAGCGTATCTTACGCTGAGATGTTAGAAAAAATAGAACCCCATTCCAATTGATTACTCTACGGGAGTTGACGTTTTCTGTAGTGCTTTGGTTTGGAGTAGTCGAATCTTTCGACCTGGGGTTATGAGTAAATCCCCGGGTTTAAAATTTTACTCGAAACTAAATTTAATAATGAAAACCAAGGGAGTAGTAAACCCTTTACAAATTCAAATGGTGGTATTCCACAAGGACTGGATGGTCCGAAACACAATAGAGTTAGCTTCGCTCTGGAGGACACATTGCACGAGTATAGTGTGTCTTCTGAAGAAAGCGAGAATACTGGTTCCCTTAGGCCACGCAACTCACTATCTTTGTATAGCAATAGTGATTGCATGCCTGAGTTTACTCGTATTCGTCGCGCTTCTCGTACTCTTATTTATTTAAAGTACGAAAGTCAATCCCAACTTGATGGTGCAGCTTCAGATTCAGTGGATGCTAATATAGTTCATTTTGAGGATTATGCTGCAGGTTATGAAGAAGGTTATGTTTCTGCTAGAGACGATACTTTTTATGCTCCAGATTCTTCTGAGTTCGATTTAGGAAAATATTTTGCTAGACCCGTACGAATTGCTATTTTGCCGTGGACAGTTGGTACAGCTTTCCCTGGTTCTAGACTGCAAGTTTTTCAGCGGTATTGGACGAACAAGCACGTAGTCAATCGATTGACTACATACAGAAATTTAAAGTGCGACATGTGTGTCAAGATAGTTGTTAATGGCACACCTTTTCATTATGGGATGTTGATGGCTAGCGCTTTACCAGACAAGCGTGATGACGATTTTTTGAATACGAATACTACGGAATTAGGTGCAGTCCGCGGTTCGCAAAACCCACATATTTTGATTGATCCTACATCGTCATCTGCTGGTTGTTTGCGTTTGCCGTATTCTAATAAGGATAACGCTTACACAGTAACTGGTACATCTTTAGTGGTAGCTGGAGAAGTCGCCATTCGTGAGGTTGTTCCATTGGCTCACGTTTCTGGGGTGATTGAACCAGTTACTATATCTGTTTTTGCTTGGGCGGAAAACGTCGTCTTGGGTGCTCCAACTTCCGTAGCCGCTACTGGATTGGTGGCCCAATCCGGTGACGAGTATGGAAAAGGAGTAATCTCAAGGCCGGCTTTTATTTTGGCCAGTTTAGCTAACAATTTATCCAAGGTTCCGTATATCGCTCCTTACGCATTAGCATCTGAGATGACCGTTCGTGGTATAGGTAATTTGGCCCAGTTGTTTGGTTATGTAAAACCTAACATAGTGTCGGATATTTCTTACAACAAACCTAGGCTTTTACCTAATTTTGCGTCCGCTACTCAGCATGACCCTATTTATAAGTCTACTTTTGACGATAAATCTGAGGTCACTGTAGATCCTAGGGTTGTGGGTATTACTGGTCGAGATGAGATGGGGATTGTTGATATAGCTAAGCGGGAGAGTTATTTAACTCAGTTTTTATTCGCCCAAACCACTCCTGTGGATACGCGGTTGTTCGCTATTCGCGTGTCTCCTTGTATGTTTCGGACGAATGGTACTGGTATTAATACCCAATATCATTTGACTCCCATGGCTTGGGTTTCTGCTCCGTTTCAGTTTTGGAGGGGTACACTGAGATATAAATTTACAGCCGTTTGTTCCTCGTTTCATAGGGGCAGAATAAGAATTTTGTATGAGCCCGGTGCAACGGCTACCGGTGTTGCCCCAGAATACAACGCTGTTCAATCTTTGGTGTGGGATATAGCTAAAGAGAAAGAGGTGGTAGTTGACGTTGGGTGGAACCAAGAGGAAGCGTATTCAGTTAATAGGACGATTGAAACTGCGCCCATTCCTTTTGTAGCTGGCCCTACTGGCGATGTAGGAATAGGGGCGGCCGCGGTTTCCCAGAATGGAGTTTTGGTGTTATATGTCGAAAATGAATTGACAGCTCCTGACACCAATTTGACTTCTCCTATTTCTGTGATGGTAACAGTGTCTGCCACTGATGATTTTGAGGTGTTTTCTCCTACTGGCTTTATTAACAATTTATCTTATTTTCCTCAATCTGGTGATACCCGGACAGACGTGGTTTTGTCTCCCAAAGCCAATACTGCGCATATAACTTTTGGACCACGATTGACCGGTGATAAATCTGCTATTATCTTTCATGGCGATCCTATTGTGTCCCTTCGTACCTTGTTAAAGAGGTATACGTGGTCTGGGACTTGGGGGCCTATATTTATTGCTTTGGGCATTCAACGATATAATTGGAAACTTAGGTTACCTGGTTTTCCTTTGTATAACGGGCGGGCGCCATCGGCAGTGCAGTTAGCAGGCGCTCCCTTTAATTTTACTAGTATGACTTTTTTAAATTATTTCACACCTGCTTTTTTAGCACGGAGAGGTTCCGTACGTCATCGCTTTGTAGCAGGGTTTGGTCCCACGTATGAACATACCGTTGTGGAAAGATCTGTTACCTCTACTTTCTTTAATTCTGTTGCACAGATACCAGCGTACACGACACCTAGTTCTATATCATCCGCCGCTGTTCGAAATCGCCAGGAAGTAATTGGACATGCTGGTGGCTCTTCAGTCACTGATTTTGGTGAACAGGCGTTAGATATTGAGATTCCTTATCATTCCAAACACAGATATTTACCGGCTAGAACTGGCAATTCTGCAGTTCCTATATCAGGTAACGCTGCTGTAACATTACTAACTAAGTTTGTTACCAATGTTGGGTCCGATGTCTCGGTAGATCATTATGTATCCGCTGGAGATGATTTTTCTTTGTCTTATTTTGTTGACATACCGATAATGTATGTGCATCCAGTTGCCACATTACCAGCTGCCACTTAGTTGGCACTACGCCGGAGGGCGTTAAACTCCGTCTTGGGACGTTAAAACCGAGCTCTATTTGGAGCAGCTGAAGAGCTTAAACTAATCCTACTGGTAGCTAAGTAGGTAGGCTATGGCCTTGAGCAATTACTTAATTTGTGATGAATTTTTC